GAAGCACAAATAGCTACATTATATAATCTATTTGGTTCTGAGTTGCCTAACTGATAACACAACGGTTTAAAGATAGAATCTAATTTTAGAGCTCCTCTTCCAGAGGCTAACCCTTTACTAAAATCATCTGATGTTCCAATTGAACCATCAGGCTTAATAATAGTTGTAGTTCTCTTCAAGTAAGGAACTTCAAAAATAGTACGTTCAGTCATTTCCTTATTCTTAGACCCATCGGTCATAATATAACCTAATGAACTGAAACCATCTTGTAAATCCTTTCCTGAGTATCTCCTGTCTAAATTCTTGTGTAACAAGTCATCGCCTGTACAAGCCACTCTAATTACAGATCTAGGATGTACCACTAAACTTCTTTGTTTTGCCCATCTAAGATAACTGTAATAACAGACTAACTTTAGTATGACACAATTACAAATTGATGTATCAGGTTGACCTGAACACAATCCGTGAGAAACTAGGTAGTAATTACCTTCGATCTTTACTATATATCTATTTCGTCTAAGTAATAATCTTCTTAAGGCTCTAGCGTCTGTGTCAGAATAACCTAACTTCTTAGCCAGTCTAGACATAAATTGTATATAAACATCCAACATAACTCCATGTCTAAGATCATAACTAGTTTGATCGCCATCATCTAGAAGAAATTTGTATTCATCGTTCAATTTATCTAAACGAATCTTTTCAGTCCAATTAGGATCATCATCTTTATTCAAAAATAAAACTTGTCTAACAATCTCTTCCCACTGGGGACTACAAGCATTTAGAGTTACTACACGACTTGATTCTCTAGGTCTAGCCATTAAATAAGTCAGTAAAGGTAGTAACAGTTTTCTCAAAGCTTTGTTGTCTGCAACATCTGCCACATAGAACAACCTACTCTTACCTTTATCGGCCTTTGCCTTAGGTATAATTTCATCTTTAACTGTTGCTTCAATCATAACTGGATTTAATGGTTCGTTACCATAAGCTTCCTCTAATGCACTCCTGTACATATTAAGAGCTTCCTCATGTATAACGTATCTACCTGGAGTTGAAGTTGGTTTATAAATGTCCTTCTTAGTAAAACCCTTTGACTTTAAAGTTGGTCCTATAGATTTATCCACGTCTTGTCCTCTAATAAGAACATTTTGTGGATTTCCTGCCCAAGCTTCATAATCAGTCAAAGGTTCCGCTTTACCAGCGGGTAAC